TCATTCATTTTCTCCAGTTGATTTAATTGATAAAGCAGTATTTAATGATTTTTGTGCGACACGCAATCCATATTCCATCTCACGTCTTTGTTGCTTTAACAAAGAAATCTCACGAGATTGTTTTGTATTCTGCTCATACAACTCTTTGGTGTCTTTCTTAAGTTCCTCAACCCAGTCAGTTACTTTATGAATAGTAACCCAAGTGCCATCGGCAAGTTTAGTATGACCATCACGAATACGAAATTCATCAGTCCATCTACTATCTTCTTTTTCTTCTTTCCAAGAAGGCATTGGCACAAACAAAAATAATTCTTGTTGTTCTAATTTGCGTAGGAGAACATCAAAGGTTTCTTCAATCATATCTTTACCATAGAACATTATACATTCTCCTCATACTCATATTCTTCTTCTTTACCATTCATAGCAGCATGAATATCACACAGAGTCATGTGCCAACCATCAGTATATGTTTTTCCTGGAGCACCACACTCTTCACAGGTACGATAACTCATACTTTCAGCAAAATTAATATACTGATGATGTTTATCAGTGGCAGCTTGAACATAGAAACGAAGTCCACCGTACTTTTCTTTTACTTGAACAGCAACTGGAACCTTCAATGTTTCTTCATCCAATCTTGCTTTGGCATGATCAATGTCTTCTTGTGTTACGATTTTTGTTCCATAAAGAATGCCACCAACACCAGCTTGTGTAAAATATTCATAACGACTTTGTGCGCCACGATATTCAGAAGTCAGTAGACCACAAAGAACATCGATGAGATTATACCAACCATCACCACACTCAAGACCCCAGCACATGGCTGTCACTTGCATGTTTGCATGACGATCCTTAAAGATCAGCGGATACTTTGCACATAGTGCTTCGTCTAGTTCTCTACGCATTTTCACCACCATAGTAATTGATAATTAATGTCATCGCTTTAACCAACTGCATGTTAATGACCACATCTTCAGGATGCAACCAATAACCATCTGGATTATCTTCATTCTTAGGATTTGCTTGCCACTCATCTAATTCTGACTGAAGATAATTTTTCGCATCAATTAGATTGCATCTTGTAATGCCATCGGCAACCTCGAAAGGAATTTCTAAATTTTTCATGACCAAGTCCTATGATCTTCAGCAACATGTTCAAGACCATCGTATTCATAGATGTGCCATTTAACATCATCGGGCACTTCAACGATAGCAATCTCTGCGTGGTCGCCAAAAGCACCAGTACCCTGTTCTTCAATTGCTTGAATCAGTGCTGGATCGTTGCGTGCAATCTCTCGTGGACAAACAGTTTGTGCAGCAAAAGCCTCGTTGTATGCTTTACGTTCATCTATGGACATAGATGAGAATGCTTCGCCTTCTTTATCTTCAATACGATCTTCTGGTTTGACTGTCCAGTAAGTCCAAAACTTCCAGACACCCCCACCCTGCTCTGGGTAAACAGTGGTACCTTTAATCTCAAAGTATCGCATAACAGCTTCGTGGCTCAAACCAAAACCACCAAAACAACGATTGATTGCTACTTTCATTTGTAACTCTTTCCAAAAACTTTGTGTTTCATTATAGTTTGTTCTGTCAAACTATCTTCACGTTCACTGATAACATCCATGTCGAAAGAAGATGGGTAGTGTCTCAATAACCCACGTGCTCTTTCACGTATTTGTTTCGGTACTCTTGGCGTTACCGAAGGTCTCAAAAGATCAAGTAAAAACTGTTCAGTATTTAATACTGCATTTGTTCTTTCCATTGGAACTGTCACTTCTCATCTCCATCTAAATTGTGCTCAAATCTTTCATACGATTCTTCATCATGATAGTCTTCATAACTTTGTTCTAAGCCTGTCCATTCAAGTAGTTCTTCAGGAAGAGCTTGAATGGTGGCAAGATCGTTCATGTCATATTCATAATAATCATCGTTACCATTTTCAAAGACGCCAGCATATACCATACCACCCTCATGATACATACCATTTACGGTATAGTCAGCATCAAGCAGTGTGTAATAAAACTTTAAAGGTGGCGACCATGCTGTGTCAAATTCAACAGTAATTGTATTCTCATCTAGACGTTCATACTGGTGTATTGATGCGTCCCATTTCGTACCCCAATTGTTTACGTTCCAACTATACCAGTCGTCTTCTGCTGCTGGACGTGGGATTAGTGAATTGAAAAGTTCAGGATTATCACGCATCAATTCGTGTTCAATCGCATCAATTTTAGTTGCGTCTTCATGTGATATCGTTACGGTATTGTTGCACCAATTAGGCATAGTCATTCTCCTTCATAATTTTAAATTCGTTTACACGTTTGTAACTTTTTTTAGAAACAACAACTCGCATCGCATACTTAGGTGTACGCAAGTCTTTTGCAACAAAGTTACGTGGCGTCAAGGGTTTAAGTTTAATCTTCATAAGTCAATTATACTCCGAAAATGAATTTCTGTAAAGCATTTTTATTGGATCACTTTAGAATTATCCGCGATATCTTTATCTTCGCGGATCTCGACAAATACTGGGAGAAACAAACTCTGTTCACCAGATTTATTTTTAATCTTAGCATTGTATTTGATAGCGACAATCTTCCCCAAAATATCTTTCTCTTTAAGCGTCTTGCGATGTTCGTCATTGAATCCACTCCCCACATTCACTTTAATAATGCCATCAGCTGACTCGCAAACAATTGCTCCGAGCCACTCAGGTTTCTTTTTGTGTGGTTCAGTTCCAACAATTTTTAAATCACATTCGAGTTCGCCTTTGAACTTAATTTGATGCTTGGCACGTTTATCTTCCCAAACACCTGATCCGTCTTTCAAAATAATACCTTCATGACCAAGTGCCAGATATTCTTGGAAAATCTCTTGGGCTTGATCAATAGTGTCAACAGTGGTCGACGTAACATTCCATACACGTTTACCTTTGACTTTTACATTTTCCAGCATAGTGCGCAACTGACTGAATCGTTTACTATACGGTGTTGCGCAATATGACTCACAGAACAACACATACGGAATCACATCCCAAACACTTGCATTAATAAGAGATGCTTCTTCAACAGAGATAGTTCCCTTGTTCGCTTTGTTCAGAATACCATTACCAGTCTGACGATCAGCAAACTGCATCTCATCTGGAAACAGTACAAGCAATTCGCCATCAAACACATACTCACCACCATCAGCCATTGCTAAAAATTGGTCATCAAGATTTCCTAGCAAGTTAATCTCTTTACCGTTTCGGCTACGATATTCTACCTTACCATCTCGAACAATGGCATTGAAGCGCATACCATCCATTTTCATTTGTGCGTAGGCTGGGAATTTAATCTTATCAATCAGCTTCTGTTCAAATGGTGAGCAAAGCATACATGGATATTCAACAATCAGTCCTGGCCAAATTTTGTTAGCTGTTGACACATCAACACCACATAGCAAATCTTTCTTAATGATTCGTTCAATCACTTTAGCATCATCTTCTTCTAAACCAGAAAGGATTGTAGTAAGATGAGAAATTGCAGCATTTCCTGTGACTGTACGAGATGAAAGATCGAACAGCATGTCTATTGCAGTTTGTAAACCACCAACTGAATGTTGGTTGGGTTCATATACAGGAATCTTGCGTTGATAGAATTGTGTGAATGGATCTAGTGCTAACCGAATTACCTCACGCAGAGTTCCGTTGTGGCTCTGCGCATTCAGTTCCTCGATCTTAAAGTTGCGGGAGTTGTTTGCTGCAAGTCTGTTGAAGAAGTTATCTATGTTCATATTAAAATTTCTCATCAAAAATTTTAGACCAAGTAATCAATTTATTCAATTTCTCATTTTTCGCTGTCATCACAGCTGATTCGCTCACGACACCACTATCAATCAACAAGTCAATCATACACATAAGATCGCCAATTTCTTCTTCAAGACGTTCGCGATTTGTTTGTCCATTGTGCTCGCCCTCAATACCGAAACGAAACACCTTACTGATTGCTTGTGTTACCTCAGCGCATTCTTCTTGTGTTATCAACAGAATCTCACTGTCGATCGCATTCTTTTCTTTCATCATTTTAAATTTATTCATACAACAAATCCTGAGATATCTTTCTTTGCTTTACCTTTGGCTTTGAGACCAACGATAACACCCTTTGGATCCAAAAAACGAAGATCGGTTTCATCACCATTTATAACTGTCATGCCAAGATATTTTGTTGGCAACTCTTTTCTAAAAACAACTGCGATATTCATGCCATTCGCTTTCGCTTTCAACACATCGTTGATGTTACCATCAGCATTTGAAAATGTCAAGTGGTAGTTCTTAATGTGAGAAACCTTGCGACCAACAATTTTTGTATAGTCATAGAACTGCACATCAGGAAACATTTCAAAGATATTCTTGTGATTTGCGACTTCATACTTTTCCCATGATAAGTCGCTGGTGCCATTCAAACGAAAGACTGGAATCAGTCCTTGTTTTTCTGCTTTTGTTTTTGTTTTGATTATCTCAACAACCAACTCATTGAGGAATGCTTGACGATCAGCGAAGAATGCTTTAGTCTTGCGGATACGTGCTTGTTGAATTACGTTGGTGCTTTCGCCTTTTTTGAAGATACCACCACGACCAGCAGTATTTAAACATGCCGATGTGCAACCAGCTGTTCTTTTTGGACACACTTCTTTACCTGACAAATTAGCAGGGGCGAAATGTAGAACCGAAGAAAGGTAGCCTTGCGCTTGACCCTTCATCAACTTTGGGTTTCCAACTGTCAACAAACTCATAATATAGACCCTTTATCAATCATCATAACATAATTATACATGAAAGATGAATTAAAGTAAAGCACTATTTTACATAACCCTACTCAGAAAAGGGTTATTTTAGACTTACAAGAGCCTCCAAACGTGTCTGTAGCTCTCCAAAATACTCATCATCAGCGATTAGAGGTGATATAACCTTAATGCAGTTGAGTCCTGGAATTGTTGCAGCAAGTCCCACAGAGGATAAATCAGCCAACGTATAGGTAGTTGGGGTATCATAGCAAGCAAACAAGCAGTCGCCACGATACGTCAAACCAAGCGACTCACCTATACCAACAAGACGCTGTTTGATGCCATCAACACGTGGTAAAAGGTTTTCGATCTTCTTGGTTGCGACCAACGATGCTGCGATACCTTGCATGTTTGGTGCCCAAGTATGTCCGTGATCCCACGACTTAGTTGATAGAACATCACTGACACGTTTATTACAAACAGCAGCACCGAGAGGTGTATATCCTGCGGTAAAAGATTTGCCTAGAGCAGAGATGTCAGGCTGAACACCATAGGACTGCCAACCGAACATAGTTCCCATCTTACCCCAGCACAAAGCAACATCATCTAACACGAAAAGAATGCCAAACTCATCGCAAAGGTTTCTAATCGTTTGCCACCAGTTTTTAGTGTAAGGTGATATGTCGCTGACCCATGGCATAGTTTCCATAATCAGACAACCGATCTCAGTATTGTTTTCAAGAATTTGCCTAACAGTGCGCAGTGCCTGTAATTCTGTTTCTTCTTGTTGTTCTTGTGTGCGCCAGCTCGGTGCTTGTACCATCACGACACGATTAAGGTATGCGTATTCACCACGAAGATGTTTTGCCAACATAGTGGTTCCATGATAACCAGGAACGAATGAAAGAATTTTAGTTTTTCTCTCACCACGTTGTTGCCAATATGAGTCGTTCATGGCAATCGCTGTCTCAACAGCATCACTTCCACTAACAGCCCAAGCAACTGATGCCCAGTTACCTTTTTCGCAAACGTATTTGATCAACTCATCGTTTGCTTCGCAAGACTCTCCGCTGTTTCCACGCAAAAAATTTATGGGTTGTTCGCGCATAGCATTAAGAACATCACCATCATTATACCCAAGAACAAAAGCTGCGTTACCACACTGAATGTCAAGATGTTTTTCTGATTCATAATGAACCCAGTATCTTGATGTCTTAGTAACTTGTTTTGCTTTCTCGCCTTGTGACCACTGTTTCAATTCATTCATCTGATGACAATATCAATTACTTGATACTTTTCCTTGTTTTGTATATGATAGTAAATTAAATCCGCAAGATGTTCTGCGTTAATTTTGAAGTCTGTTATGTGTTCAGCAAGTTTTGTGTCAACCCAAGCTGGTCTAACATTAAGTATATATGGAAGTCTATTTAATGTCAACTCTTTACAAAGTTCATCCAGTTTTTGTTTGTGTTGATAGTATCCAAAAAACTCTGGAGGATATTGTGTCGGTGTATATTTGTAGGTGACTGCGCTTGATAGATTGACAATTACTTTGTCTTTACCAAGCCACATGTCGTGGACTTTTTGTAAAAGTCCCAATTGATTGGCCAACGCATTGTTAATGAATACGTCAGCAGTTTGACACTCAAGCAACAGTTCTTCTATTACTTGAGTGTCGTTTACATCTTTACCGTTCTCTGCATCAAAACCAGAACATGACCAATTCTCACTTTTAAATTTCTCATCAATGGCTTTACCTATGCCATTCGCATGACCAGTTATAACAACTTTCATTTTTCACCTCAGTATAAAAACTTATATATTTGTACCGAAAGAACCCTTCGTTCCTGATCCTACGATACACGAAACTTCACGTGTCATTTTTAATAAAGTCCAGTTACCACTCTTATCTTGCCAGAGTGTATACTTAGAACCATCATCTATATGCGAACCATCCCATACTAACACTTCTTTTTGTGTTCTAGATAAAAACTCAACGATATCGATAGTCGGTCCACAGACTACAGAATAATTATATTGAAATGCTTGAGAATGTACCAGCGTTGGCAGTAGAAGTGCTAGTACTAATAAGAGTCTCACTCATTATCCTTGTTTATAGCTGCAGTCTTTTCTTGTGTTCTTCCATACGCAGCGATACCTAATACTGCACCCATGGCAAGATGGAATAGACCAGCGCCTTGTAGAGTAATTGGCATCCACTGCGCCTTTACTTCACCACCGCCAATCACTTGTACTACAGACCATAAAATTGGTGCCACGATAAAATCGAAAATACATACTGCCATGTATGTCCAACCCATGGCAGGTCGCCATCTCTTTGTCATCCAATCTTCATCTTTTCCATTTATGGAAACTTCTGTGTTTACTTCTGGCATATTTTTTCCTTATTATTATTTAGTGTCAATGTTGACAACGATTTGTTTGACAATAATCGTATAGTTCATAGACACCTATTGACAAGGCAATAAGTACCACGATGATAAAAGCCACAGCAGCGAACAACTCGATTGCTTCTTTTATTTCTCTTGCACGTTTCTCAGCAGCACGTTGTGCTTTTCTCTCTTCAAAGGCAATGTCATCATCCATTGACTTTGCTCTTGCCTTAATTTTATTCCACACATCAATTTTACCTGCCTGCATGAATAATAGTTGAAGCTCTCTTTCGAATTGAACAGCTTGATCGATTGCCATCTCGATTTGAATTGCTGTTCCCATACTAGAAGATTTTCCACTAGCCTTTGCCTGTTTCACTGCTTTAACAGCAGTACTTTTCGCATCAAAATATTTTCCGAGTACTGGTCCTAGAGAGGAAACATCATCAATAGTTTTAGATACTTTTTTAATTAGTGCTACTGCGGTTTGTATTCCTGCTAGAGCTGTTATTGGATCGATCATTTTTGTCCTTCTCGTTATTGCTTTTATCTCTCCATTGCAAACATATCACAGTTCTATTATATACATCTCCATACCATGTCCAACGCACACATTCTTTCTTAGGTTCTGCTGCCATCAAACTAACAAATAACAGTGATGTGAAATATATCATTATCTGCCTACATATTTTTTCGGTAGGGATTCTTCTCTACGTTGCTGCTCAGTCTTTGGAAATAAGTCATTCCCATATTGAGGATACTTTTGTTGTCTGTCATATGCTACGTATATAAACATACCACCCATAACAAATATTAACACAACAATAGCAACACCAACTATAAGCTGCTCATGGATTTGCCTCATCCTCGCTGCTTTACGCTTATCTTCTATAACTTTTCTCTGCATTTGCTTGGTAATGAGAATTGATTGCTCAGCACCAAGTTTCTTCATCATAGCATTTACATCAGTCCACAGTGATCCCAGTTCTTTGGGACTCTGATAAATCATTATCTCTTGCAGTTCAGCGCCCATCTGTTCTAACTGCTTCTTCATTAGCACACGCTGTAGAGCACGTTTACCTATACTATCATCACCTGTGTATACTTGAGTCTTGCTACGCTTCTCTTCTTCCTCGAATACTGCGATACACTTATAGTAGTTATCAAAGTACACGCCAAGATGATTACCGATCTCAGTATAAATGCCAGTGGTTTGTTCTGACTGTTTGTTGAGATTTATTACTCGAGCTTTTTCTTCGTTTAGCTGTTTAACAGCTGCAGGAGGGACAGGCTTACCCTCATATAATTTATGGAATTGCGTCTCTAAATCTTTGAGAACTTCCTTGATATCACCTGTTGCACCCTTTATGTCTTTATAAAGTTTGCATCCAGCCTTGACCGCTGCCACAGCGCCATTGGCTAATGCGAAGAGTGTTAAGGGATCCATGTTGCCCCATATGCATAGAGAAATACTCCAGAATTTTGGATTAATTAATCCACGATTCTATTTATATTTTTCAGGTCTGCCGTTGGTCGGCTTGGGGATTATTTCTTGGATATCTGAGGTAATAGTGAATTCAGTTTCTTTTGCAGAGAACTGTGATTTACTTTCCAGCTGTATTTTCTCTTCAACTGGCTCAGATTTGGTTGGTGGTTCGCTGGTTATTTCAGCGACTTGTGCTAAAAAGGTTTCAGTCTTTTTTGGTACTGGTAAGTCTACACGCTTATATAAGTCTTCATCCCAGTCATCAAACAACTTTGGTTGTGGAACTTCTGGCTCAGGTTTGTATACTTGAGGTGGAACATCGACCCATCCTTCTGGTTTTTTCCAAAAACTTGTCGGCTGGTTTAGATAAGAATGACGAACTTCTTCTTTCGCCTGTTCTTTCGCAACAATCAGTTCTTCTAGTTCTTTATCGTTGCTAGGATACACAGGTGACGCATCAGGCACGAAAGGTTCTTCTACAGTTTTTATTACTGTATCTTTTGCTGGTGGTTCATATGTTCCTTCGTCCAATGATCGAGCAACTTTCTTGCCACGTGCAAAGAACTCAGCAACACCATCCTCTTCTTCTTGACGTTTTTTATCTCTGTTCCATGCAATTAACATAAGAACAGCGAGTGGGTCAAACACTAAAACAATCATTATAATGACGATGCGGACTGCTTTTTCTAGCAGTCCATCATCTAGTGTGTCACCATATAATAGAGCAGCAATATATTTTATTGGACCGACTTCGGCTTCGACTTTACGGACTTCGCTGGCGATTGGTGCACGTTCTTGGTTGAGTTTGGCGATCTCGGCTTGCGAGGTTTCGATGTCTTTGTAGATACTGGCACGTTCTCTACTTTGGGCTCTTCTAATTTGTACGGAGCGATCGGCTCCGCTGGCTTCGGTTGTTCTTGCGAGGGTTTGATCAACCTGAGCATCGAGTTGAGTAATTGCTTTACGAGCTGCATTTACATTCTCCTTTTGTGTATTAATTTTCTCATCAATGAGATTTAGTTTTGAGACAACATCACCTGTCGGAACTGCTTGATCCAGGTGGGCTTTTGATAAGTATCCGAAGATACCCATACTGGTCAACAACATTAGGATTACTAATGCTGCTGTAAAATATGTCTTCATTAATACTGGAATGTCTTTCCAGTTTCTATAGAGCCAAGATGCTACTACTAACTTCGCACCTTCAAGTGCGCCACCCATTATCATAATTGATGTGGCTGATGCAGCGAAAATCGCTACTAGACCTGCGACCGCATAAAATGCTGCAATGGCAGATAAAAGTAATGCTGATGCGAGTAGTAGATATGTCATAATTTGTTTTTAATGTGAGAGCCATGAACTCTTACGGAGATTTGTCCGTTATAAAAGTCGTCTGTCTCTAACACCTTTCTTGTAAATTGTTCTCTGGCTTCTACGTATGAACATTCAGCCTTCGAGTTGCAATAGTATAGAATCTCACGCTTAAAGTTATCTTTGCCGAGTGCTTCTATGTCTTCGTTCAGTTCTATACTTGAACCATAGTAAGTCTTCCAATCAGAATCAATCTTAGACTTGATCTTTTTCTTCTTCTTTGTTCCGTTCTTCAACGTAACAGTTTTGTAACTTGTTTTCGAAAACTTTGATAATTTCTTACCAATGTACTGTCGCCCAGTGCTTAGGTTTGTGATTAGATACACAAACCCAACACAGGTTTCAGGTAATTCTTCGACGATTTCATTATTAAAAGTCCACATAGTGAACTATTTATATTACTCTTCATCATCGTCTTCATCTTCTTCGTATATGTCTGATCCACAGAAAGGACAAAACACTACATCCTTTGTTCTGTAATCATCACTCTCTTTGAAAGTTATTTTTCCATGAGCGCCACATGTTTCGCAATCAAAATGTTTTGTTGCCATTTAGTATTTTCCCGATGCTAGTACGATTTGACAGATATGCTCTAGACGTTCAATATGCTCATATGCTGACCATGGTGAGTGATCTATTGCCACGACCCCATGCCCTTTAATTCCTACTATATCAAATTTTATATTACCTTCACGATCTAATCCTAGATTACGATGACAAGCATCACCAAGTTCTTGACTGATAGGAGGAACATCACCAACATTTGGTGCTACTTTAGTATATCTACTTAGTTCTGGAAAGTCATGGACAATCGAACCAAGTTCTATGCCAGCATGCATTGCAGCAACACAATAAGTTGGATGAACATGTACAACCACACGAACATCATCCTTGTGTTGACCGAGTTCTTTTTGTAATCCAAAGTGTAGAGGCATTTCACCTGTTGGTTTCAAGTTACCCGATAAGTCGGTTTGTTCAATAACTTCCCAATTATAGTTAAATGCTCCAGTACCGACACCACTGTTAATTGTTCTCCAGATTTTAATCTTCTTAAACATCTCTGGTTGCATGTATTGTTTACGAACTGCGCTTGGCGTTACATAAAAATGATCGCGATCGTGATGACGAATAGAAATGTTTCCGTCTCTACTCGTAATCCAGTTGCGTCTATATGCGTCTTTTAAAACGTCACAACAAGTTTCTAACATTATGCTGCTTTACCCCATACTTCTGACCAATCGCCTTTGAGTGCACCTTTGGCGTAATCAGTAACACGATTTTCAAAGAAGTTACCATGTGTCGGTGCATTAATCATTTCCTCTACCCAAGGTAAAGGATTTTTCTTAACCTTATATATTCCCTTCAATCCAAGAGAAATTAAACGTCTATCAGCAATGTATCTGATATATTTCTTGACATCTTCTGGTGTAAGATCTGGCATGTCACCCATGCTAAAACTTAGATCGATAAACTTGTCTTCAAGTTCAACCATCTTTTCAGCGATAGTATAAATCTTTGCTTTAAGTTCATCATTCCATATTTCTTTGTTCTCTTCAATATATGTGCGGAACAATTTAATCATATTCTCAGCATGCATTGTTTCATCAACGATTGACCAAGTAACGATTTGTCCCATACCTTTCATCATACCATGACGAGGAAAGTTCAACAACATAATGAAAGATGAGAACAACTGCATCCCTTCAGTGAAAGCACTGAACACGGCGATGTGGGTGGCAGTTGATTGTTTATCTCCGTTTCTCGAACTCAAGTCAAGAACGTAGTCATGTTTATCTTTCATCTCTTGATATTCTAAGAAGTCATTGTAAGTTGTATCTGGTAGACCGATAGTTTCAATCAGATGACTATATGCTGCAATGTGTAATGCTTCACGAGCAGCAAATCCCATAAGCATCATACGAATTTCTGGTTGCGGAAAGTACGGTAGATAATTTTTTACGTAACCACCAGCAACGTCAATGTCGCCTTGTGTGAAGAAACGAAAAATGTTTGTTAGGAAATGCTTTTGTGGTGGTGTTAGTTTTTTCTTCCAGTCTTTCACATCTTCCGACATTGGCACTTCTGTATGTAACCAGTGCGCTTGCTCATGTTTTAGCCATGCCTCATATGCCCAAGGATAATGAAATGGTTTGAACGCATCTCGTGTATCCGTAAGTTTATGGTCTACTTTTTTGATCATCTTTGTTCCTTAGAAATATAATTTGTAGTTATTTTGTTTTTTATCATGATATATGTGACCTTGAAATGTTATTCGAGCTTCATCTTTTTTTAGTTGAAATGAACCAATTCTATGGTTTAAGTTTCCATTCCACATATGGAAACAATTTTTTCTATAATTTAAAGTGTGAGTTTCGCTCGAGTTTAAGATTTTGTAGTCTAAGTGTGCGGTGTCTTCTGGAGTTTCAACAAGTATCACAAAAGAAAAGATGCTGTTAGTATCTACGTTTTCTGCATAGAGGCAGACAGTAGAATCATTATGCCAGTCGAAGTCTCTTCTTTCCTGTTCATTACCGATAAAGATATGAAATCCAGGTATGGGTAGTTCATCATGTAGTATTACATCAGGGGTATTATATAGTGTTTTGAAATGTTCAATAACCTTATTATAAAGCCAATCGAACTCAGTTTTTAATATTTCTTGAATATTTTTATCGATAGCTGTCAATTTACCATCCATAACATAGATACCCTCACCAAGAAAATTTAAATTTTCCATTACCTTTTCGGCATGCGAAATGACTTCTTGGGGATATCTAGAACGAACTTCTTCACTGTTCGCTGGTAAGTTAGATACGTGTTTCCAGTATGGTCTAAGTTTGTAAACTGTATCTCTCATTCTTTTTGACTCTTCATCAGTCAAAAAGTTTTCATCATTACGAATGTCCATTACCAATATACCATGCTAGAATTGTTTGTAAAATGTATATGCCCCTGAATAGTAATTCTACTCTCATTTGCCTGCATGTCAAATTGTTTCATTCGATGTATGTAACTACCATCCCAAATGTATAAAGAACCAACATCATACTCAATGTATTCAGATTGCACTGAGTCAAGTCTTTCCCAATATTTTGTATCTCTATACTCTAAACCAGCAGGATCTTTTGGTGTTTCTATGCAACAAAGAAAAGAGTGTATATTATGCTCATTAACTGATGGATCAAACATCTTTAATGTTGTATCTATGTGCCATTGAAATGGAAATGCAGTTTGCTCACCATTAAAGATATGAAATCCAGGAATGGCAAACTGTTCTGAGTAGTTGGGGTTTGTGTAATGGTGTGAGAGTGTTGCTAGTATCTTAGCATACATGTTTGATAAATTATCTTTGAGACGTTTTTGTATGTCACGATTAATCTGTTCTAAGTTATCGATAACATATAAAGCATCGCCCAAGAAGTATTGATTCTCGGCAGACTTTATCAAACTCATATCAATATTTTTTCTATGAATAGATGCTTCATCGGCAATAGGAAATGATGATATGTGTCTCCAGTCATCTCTCATACTGTGAACAGTTTCTTTTATTTTTATTACTTCATCGTTATCGAGGAAGTTTTCAATTTTTCTATAATACATTAGATAGCCGAAATTAAAAGTGTTATTGCTTTTTCTAGTTGCGCCTTTGCTTCCATAGAAGCAGCATTAGACATAACTTCATCAGTACGAACTAGATCTTTCATAAGTTCATCGTACTCGCTTTTATCCATCTCACCACTTTTAAATTGCTCAGTAAATTGAATAGCAAGTTCGGCTTTCTTTTTCACCCAGTCGTTATCTGATGCTAGTAGTTTGTTTAGTTCATCCATATTAGTTCCTTGATTGTAATGCTCGACCAATTGCGTCAGCTTGGGTTGTTAGGATAACCACCTTACCATTACAAAATGCTTTACTCATCTTACCAGACTTCGCTCTAGTATATAAGTCATCGAGTGTTTCATTGAATGGACGAATGAGATTTAACACATCTTTATTTTGTCGCGACTCAGCATACATCCACGTCCAATCTTTCTTATCAACAAGATATTGAAGAGTGGGTAATGCTACCTCTGGTGTATCGCAGTTTACTTTACGAACATGAAAACGCAGGTCAGTTACAGATGCTACTTCATTAGGATCCCATGAAGAAGGTAATAGATTTAATAATGAACATCCCGATAATGACAGGATTGTTATTAATGTCGCTAAGATTTTTACCATGTACACACCCATATAAAGATTAGTATTAATACAAGAACTATAAAATTTGATACGTTCATCTATTTCTCCGTCAAGTTATTTACAAAATTTAACAGTAGACTATGGTGTCTTCCATTATTCCAGTGTTTGTTTATATATTGCCATGGTTTTTCATACCAATACAAAGGTGCTTCTGGATGACACCCGATTAATCCCACTCTACCTTGAATGATTGCCATTGGGTCACCATTCGCATATCTTGCGATTGTTTTAAATTTTGTTTCGTCGCCAATCAATGCGCAGCCATCATAAAAATACATTTGCTCTTTCGAGCTTTCCCAATCTATCTCTGCCACAGTTCCATAACTTCTTCGAACTGTGGCATTTGGTCTCTTAATATACTGCTCTGGCTTTACATCAGTAAGTATATCGAAGTAACGCTTTCCAGCCCAATAAGCACCCATGCAGATACCAAGATAGCAACCACCACCTGATATGAACTCGGCGATTCTATTCGCTCTTGTTCTAGAGAAGAAATTAGGATAGCTGTCGCTATCGCCAATCCCACCAGGAAAAGCAATAACATCGATATTGTCAAAAAACTTATCATCGTCTAATTCATCTTCGCTAAAAACTCGTATTTGATACTCCGAAGATAAAGCATGGATCATTGCAAAAACACAATCCCTTGATGCTTCTGGCTGATGTAAAAACAGAGCCATTCGTTTCATTACGATTATCCTTCACAGGCTAAACAATCCGTTCCTTCTGTTAATGCCTTCAAGTCGATTTCTTGAATAACTTCTCGTTCAATTTTTTTAGCGACCTTATCAGCTTTACCAATTTTTTCAGATCGACAGTAGTAGAGGGTTTTAAGTTTCTGCTTCCATGCCTGAAAGTGTACTGCGTGTAAATATTTGATGTTTGTGTCTGGTCTAAAGAATACATTGACTGATTGGGCTTGGTCAATAAACTCTTGCCTGTCAGCTGCATGTTCAATAATCCATCGTTGGTCAATTTCCATTGATGTTTTAAATGTATCTTTGGTGTTTTCATCGAGGAAGTCGAGATGTTGAACGCTTCCATCGTTGGCGATAATACTTGACCATACTTCGTTATAGTCCAACTTAGATTCTTCATTACATTTTTCCTTAATTATGATATCAAGCCACTTATTTTTATTCAGGTGGGATCCTGATAGAGTGTCTTGACGATAAGCATTAGCACGATAAGGTTCAATGCTAGGAGAAGTATTACCCATAAGAATGGAAGAACTAGCATTAGGAGCAATAGCCATAAGATGACTAAACCTATTCCCAGTACCCACGGCATCAGGTGCTTCGCCCCTCTCAGAGCCCAATTGTTTATTCGCATCATCGAGTTGTTTCCTTATACTTTTAAAAATTCTTTTGTTGGCAACCTTCGCCATAACACCCTCGAATGGCAAATTACTTTTCTGTAAGTATGCATGAAATCCTAAGGCACCAACGCCAATACTACGCTCAAGAGTAGCAGAATAAACAGCCCTGGAAATAGAACTAGGTGCATTGTCAATAAAATACTGTAACACATTATCGAGCATTTCAGCAACATCGCGTAAGAACTGAGGATGTTTTTCCCACTCATCATAGTACTCCAAGTTCAACGAAGAGAGGCAACAAACAGCAGTTCGTTCTTCATTCGTTGGTAAAATAATTTCAGAACATAAGTTAGACTGATGGATCTGTAAACCTTTATCTTTCAACCACTGTGGCATTTTTCTGTTTGACTCATCAATGAAGTGAAGGTAAGGTTCACCTGTCTGCATTCTGAGTTCTAAAATCTTTTGCCACATTTCTTTGGCGGATACAGTTTCACGAACTATCTTAGAGTGTGGGTCAATTAATTCCCACGAATCATCAGCTTCTGGGTCAAGCATACACTTCTCAACCAACTCCATAAATGCATCGGGAATGTTGATGCCATGGTGCATGTTTAGTGTTCTTAAATTTTGATCGCCTGTTGGCTTACGCATCTCTAGAAAATTAATGATGTCAGGATGATCAATGTTAAGGTAAGCAGCGTAACTACCACGACGAGTCCTACCTTGTCGATAGGCTAGAGAAGATGCGTCATACATTTTAAGGTGAGGCATAACTCCTGTTGATTTATCATCAGCTGAGCGAATACCGAAACCGATTCCGACACCGCCTCCCAACATACTAAGCCAATTGGTTTCTGAAAGATTATCAACTAGACCCTCCGCTGTGTCTTCAATGAAATTTAAAAAACAGGAAATTGGCAGACCTCGCTTAGATCTACCAAAAGAAAGAATAGGAGTAGAATAAGAAAGCCAATGCCTGCTACTGTAATCATAAAGACGCTGAGCATGTTCAGGATTAGATCCAAAAGCAGACGAAACATATGCGAACCTTTCTTGTGGAGATACTTCATCATCTCGCATGTAACTTTCTCTTAGTCTTATTCTTCCCAACTCATCAAACAAATTATCTCTGGAATAATCTACCTTAATACCATTAACCATATCACTCATCTTTATCTCCATTTATTTGTTTAATTATTTGAGAGTTTCCAACATCGGAAATACTGCAGCGATAACTTTAGCACATTCTAATGCAACCAGTTGATGCTCTTTTTGTGTGCCATTAGCTGAACGAAGTTCAATAAAGTGGCACCAGCTTCTTAACGTACCATTCATATATAGACGACTTACTGTGTTTCCCTCTGGGAGAATAGCACGAGCTTGTTCTTTGGCGATACCTTTATCAATCGCTTCAGCGTATGTTTCTTTCACATAATCAATCAGAAACTTTTGCTTCGCATCCCACCATGCTATTAGTTCAGCGTCTGATGTATCTATACTATTTTGACGATTCTTAGTATCTTGAAGACGTGCTTCGCGGATAACGAAGTCTAAGTCTTTAGTTGGGTCAGCATATCGCTGACTAAATTCTTGAAACGAGAAAGAGCGATGACGCAAGATTTGTCTTGCTATATCACGTGTGGTTTCTATTTCTAAACATGCGGAAACCATCTCAAGTGGAGACCAGTGTTTGTTTTTAATAAGATAGCGGATTAACTTCTCTGATGTTTCTGAGTTTAGTTGGTTACTTGGATTGCTCACTCTTGCGCAGAAAGAAACCAAATCCTGCATGTTCATCAAATCAAGTTCGGTTTGATCTTCATTGACAGGTGATTGTGAATAACTGATTAATTTAACTTTCAATTTGCTGTTGCTCCATATTGTATTACAAAACTAAACCTGTATGTTGGTGCCATTGTTGTTGGTGGTGCGATACAATGCGGTATATTACCATCAAATAAAATTACTCTTCCTGGAACATAGAAGGATGTATATTCTACTTCAGACAACATTGAGTCGGAAAATATTGTATAGCCACCCCAATCATTTTGCCACACTAAGTTTGGGTAGTATAATAGTGTTTTTGTTTTGACATCACCGAAGGTGTCAGTGTGAAATCTATTTCTATCATTTAATGTGCTAAGATTAATCCTAGACTGCTTTATACTCATACCATCTACCATGGTATTTATTTTTGACATCTCTCCAGAATTTAAAAAATTCATGTTTGATATCTGTTCTTCAGAAACAGGACAGTAAAGATTAAAGTCGCCTTTGTGTTCTAAGGTTGATGTATCTGATCCTGATGCTGTGAAGTTTTGAAATCTAACATAATAATAAAACTTTTCTCTGGTCGCGTAGTCAAAGACATCATCAAAGATGTCTATCTTACCACCCGATACATTAACTGTCTTGTGTTTCATCATTCACAGGCATATCAAATTTTAATTTAGAAAACAATGCTTTAGTTGATGCTTCGCCGAGTTCACACAAAAATAAATCTCTTGATGTATGCATCATTGCCGAAGCAATCAATAAAATATCTGCTCTGTTCTGACATGATTCAATCGTTTGGTTAATTGGTTTCATTAAGTCTAAGAGTCTTGTTTCTCTTCGAGTTGCATCTGTTTCTACAGGAAACTCTTCAGGTATTTTTGGTACGTCTCTATACTCAACGTCAACAATATTTTCTTCACTCATACTTTTCTCCATGTTGTAAAATGCATTATCGCAGATGCTCCTGAATAGGTGTTACTATTTATCATATCAACCACCTGTTCTTTAGACATACCAGATAAAATCATTTCATTTATATCTTTAAATTGCAATGTATCGGGAAACATACATACAGAATAACCATCATCTATATATTTTTTAAGTTGCTTCACTATCTCTTTATTTCTTGGCTCATTATCAATTACCAAGGTGCAGTTGGTTTTGATCTTTTGTATGTCTAAAAGATCAAAAGAAGAGCCACTAACAGCAAGACAATTGGGAAGGAAAAGAGAATCAATTTGCCCTTCAACAACAAATATTTTCTTTCCGAAGTCGATCCTGTCCAAACCATATATTTTCTCCTTGTCATCATCAAGTTTTATAGTATAATACTTTGGCTCCTCATTAGCAAATGCTCGAGCTGAATATGCAAAGCACTTACCTTGTTGAGTAAAGTATGGAAAAATTAATCGAGGATGGTCATTTGCCAATGATTCCTCTGTAAATTTTACAACATTTTTATTTGACCAAGATTTAAATTTTGGTGCAAAATATATTAGATTAAATTTGTCTGAAGGGATTTTTCTTCCTTCAACATATTTTAATACTGGATGTTCTTTTGGGAGTTTGTCGATCCTGATTGTTCCGTCTAGAACTGAATCGACTTCTTGCAAGACTGGTAGTTCTGTGTTAGATACAAACCTGTCTATTTCTTTGTGATCATTATAACGTGTAGCACCAGCTTTATATCTCTCTAGAACGTACTCATCATACAAAATAGAATCAAGATATTTTATAAAGTTTCCAAGATTTGTGCTGTAGCCACAGTTGTGACATTTCACAAACAAGTCGGTCTTCATCTTATAGATGTAACCACGTGCTTTTAATTTGTTTTTTTTGGAATCACCGCAGACTGGGCAACTAAAGTTCCAACTATTTTCATCTTTCTTCTTGAAGTTCCTAAGTCGTGGACCAAGAAGACTAGCGTATTTCGCATCAATATATAACATAATTACTCCACAAGCACATAATATAATTATACCTCACATCACATTAAAAGGCAAGTTTACATACAATTACTTGCTTACAAACTTGACACGAGGTATAATGACTGTGTCAAGGATGATTTAGTTAACCAAAGAACTTTCCTAGTAACCCACTATGTGACAACATCCATCCTGCCACTGCTGCGCCACCGACTACTAGCCATCTCCACTGTTCCAGAACAGTAATCCTGCCATTAATTCTTTTGTCCATAACATTCATTCTATCAACAATAGCATTATGCTGAGAGTCCGAATCTTTGGACATCTGTCCAAGTTTCACAAGAACTTTTTCATTACCTTCGGTAATTCTACCATGGACAATTTTTAATTCTGTTTTAACTTCACCAACGTCATCTTTTATGACTTCTACTTCGGTTTCAAGTTTGGCTACTTTTATATCTATCTGGGACGTCATTTCCATAATTTCCTTGTTATTGTTATGGTTTGTTGTGGAGTTTTTCTTGCTGTTTAATCCAGTCTTGTAAGGATATTAACTGTTCCCTTACTTCGTTGCAGGTTGTGTAGTTTTCTGCGACTGTTCTTCCAACGGTAGAGATTTCAACTCCGCTGGACTTTTCATTAAACTCTCTGGTGGTGTTGGGAATTTCATTCTTAACGGCACTGTTGTGGAGCACGACGAAACCATTAGACACATCACACTTAGCATCAGCATCTTTGCTGATATACTCTGGAACTTTTTCAATAATAACATCACCCTTCTCCTTGATAATCTTAGTCTTTTCAATGTAGACTTTTTCTATTTTTGTTGTTACTTCTTTTGATGCTTGCTCAAGTCTGGCAATTTCTTCTTTCTGTTTTTGTACCGCATCTAGAAACTCTCTTTGAGTCCAGATACCACCAGAAAGAAAGACACCAGCTACTACCAATAACGCACCAATAATCTTAGGGATAATACTTGGAACGATTGGATGTCTCACAAACATGTGAACACCAACACCAAGAACCATTAGTCCTAATGCTACTGCTTGGAAAATCCAAGTAGGTAAAAAATTTAATAACCAAATCATTGTGTCATCTGTCCATTTCTTTTCACTGCGAAGATTACTTTTTTCTTTTTCTTCGGATCAATAACAGGTTCATTTGTTGAAACTGCTGCGCCTGTTACATTGGCAACATCTTCAAAAAACTTTCTCACCATAAGTTCTTCCTCAACCAATGTGATATTGTTTTCGTTTATTGTTTCTAATAGCGTGGTATACTTTTCTTCGAGGAAGGCAATGGAAGTTTTCTTTTCATAACATTCCTTGACTAAAAAGAATGCTGTAATAATACTCTTCAATTTATTTTCGCCACCAGGAAGGCGATTAATTATTCTCTTCATGTTAAACACTAAACGTGTAAGATAATTGTATGCATCCCTCTCATCAGTTGTCTGAAGAGTTGATGCTTTCTTTAACACCTTACCATTAGCATCGATAATTCCGAGTTTAAATGCTTCTGATTCTGCGAATGGTCTTACGAGCATTGTAAGAATTTTAAATGCTAATAGATTGTCTACTAATCTTGATGCCATTAAATTTTCCTTAGTGCCTTTATAACTGTCTCGTCTAACTCAACTTCCGACAGACTTATTCCATACTGACTTATTTCCTCTGGCATCCTGTCAAGATAAACTAAAAATGTAACAAGAGAACGCCAGTACTTTTCTTCCAACTTATAAAACAACATTGTTGTTGCTGCGTCACCGAAAATGTTGTATAAAACAATTATGTGATTTAAAATTAATCTTTCTCTCAGCTCTCCATTTTGCGAATAACGTGTAAAAAGTTTCTTCAAATATAAAAACCTCTTCATGTCTTCTTCAAATTCTACAACACTATGACATTGTGGATTATCATAGTGATGCATAGCAAAAAGTAAAAAATTATTTTCTGTCAGCTTTTCCGTCATTTTCCACATTCTCTAATAATTTCTCACATGCCTGAATTGCGCCATTTAACATGGTAACTTCAGACTCAGTTTTTGCGAATGCTTGTTTCAAGTTTACTAGAAACGCATTTTTCTCAGTAACTGATTTTTTATATAACTCAAGATCATCTTGTATAGTTTGTTTCAATGTCATAATTTAATTCCTTATAATGTAACAACGAATCCTACGTTAGAAACTACTTGCCACTTTCCGCTCGTCCACTGTAGCTGTAGTGTTGCACCAGTAGAAGATGTAGTAATAGTAGTGGCTCTAACATTTGCGCCACTTAATGTTATTGCTGCTGCAGCTAAAATAACTGAAATTGTTTTTCTTTGACCAACAACCCCATCAGCTATGGTAAGTGTTATAGCACCTGAGCCAGAAACTGTAGTAATGGCTGTTGACGCATTTACTACAAGACCACCAACACCCGATAGAGCTTGTGGTGTTTGCGATTCGCGTATAAATCCACTTGAAACTGCAAGGTTTCCAACAACGTCAACCTTTTCGGTCGGTGTGTCAGTGCCGAAACCAACTCTATCCGTAGAAGCATCTGCGAATATAAGTTGGTCATCGTTTAAACCTTTAACTCTTGTATCGGTATCGCCACCATCGACGTTCAATACAGTTGGCGACTTAATGTTCGCCATGAAGTTCGCCATGGTAATCTTTTTATTACTACCACCTTGAACAATGTTAAGTAAATCTGCGCCAGCAGCAAACGTAGCTACTGGTAATTCTGATATCTTTTGATCTGCCATGAGGCTTCTCCCTATTTAAAATGTAGTTGGTAGAGTTTTTACAACCCTACCTCGTTCTAGGATACTAAAGTATTTATTATGCGTCTGGATACTGAATATCGTCAGCCTGATCGCCAGACATTGAACCCATAGCTACCAGCACTTCTTGCTGAACACGACCAGCACGACCACCAGTACCAACAGTACGACGAACCCAACCAGCGTGAGTTAGAGTAGTACCACCTGCGCCAGCACCCAATGCTGCAGTTGCAGTCGCACGATTTATTACAGGAAAGAGTTCAAAGAACTGAGCATCGTTACCTTGACCAGTAATGTCAACAGTTGATCCACCATCAGTGGCTGAAACTTTAAACGCATTGGCAGTTAAACCAGAAGCGATAACATAGTATGTAGTTCCAGAAACTAAACCAGTAGCAGAAGTTCCACCACCATTGTTATACACAAGCACATCACCAGTTAATAATCCATGTGCAGTATAAGCGATAGTATCAGTGGCAGTAGTGATTGATGCTAAAGGAATAGTACGACGAGGTTTAGCAATAGTAACAGTTGGCGCTGAAGTGTATGCAGAACCTACGTTTGTTACAGTGATTGCAGAAACTGCGCCACCAGCGATAGATGCAGTAGCTGCAGCAGAAGATCCTGCGCCACCAGAGAAGGTAACTGCTGGTGCTTCTAAGTAACGAGCACCACCACCAGCAACTGCCACGCTAGTTACATTGTCACCACCAGCTGATACCTCAGTACCATCAACACCGAATACGGTTTGGCTTGTACCAGAATCGCCTGAAGATGATGCAGACTCTTGAGGAACGAATGATGGTTTCTCAGATAAGGTATAAGATTCAGCAGAACAAGTAGTGACTGAACCACCACCATTGTTTGCGCCCATTCTTACTAGTGCAACTGTGTTGCTTGTGATTGATACGATATGATAATCAACACCCGCTGCGCGAATGGTGTTACCGACTTTTGCTTCTGTAGTAAACAGAGTGCTAGAACCAGTTACTACGCCAGTGTTGGCGATGCTAACTGTACCAGTAGCTGTTTTACTATCTTTATTTCCCCATAGTGCCATTTTTATTTCTCCTTGAATTTATCTGTTGTTATTAGGCAAATGTAATTTGAACCCAGTGTATTCTACACCGCTACGTTTCTTAGCAGGACCAGAACCCTTTTGTTTTGCTCCTGACGTTGAACCTGCTGGGCGACCACGACCACGCTTTTCTCCAGCTGGTGCGGGTGTCTTAGGTTTGTCATCATCTTCTTCATCGTCGCCTTGATATGATGTTCCATACTTACCTTTGTGTACATACTTACCACTCTTATCAAATTCCATTTCATCTAAGTCTTCGACTTGTTCTTCAATAGATTCTTCGTTAGATGATAACTTGTCGTAAATTTCTTCTTTAAATTGTTTAAATTTTTTCAATTGATTCTCCTCTTTCTGAGAGTTTAGTTTAGATTCGTCTAACTTGTTAGACACTACAAATTTGTGAACTGAGCCAACCTTTTTAGGATCGTAAGAGTCATGAGTTTGTTTAACATGGACTTCTTTACCATCGTTCTTCATTACTTTACCATGCACTTTATCGCCAGTCTTTGGCTCATAGTAATCCATTTCGCGACCAACAGTCATGTGTTTTGCCATGTCTGGATGCATTTTACCTTGTGAAGCAAACTCGCGATGATAGGCTTCTTTAATTTCGACTTCTTCTTTCGCTGTTTTTGCAGCATCTTTAAAATCGCTTGCGCTTGGTGCGCCTTTGCTTCCTGGCTTACGCATACGTTCACCAGATCCAGCTTCAATACGTTTTCTCTTAGCGTTAATATTTGCATAGAGTCCTGGCTTGGCTTCGTCAATAACACCTTCTTGCATTGTTGAGTGAGCAACAGAAGTTTTACCACCATTGTTGGCACCTTGGAAGTGAACCTTATCATCAACACGTTTTGCTGTCCAGTGTTTACCATCTTCAGTTTTAAACTTATGTTCTTGCTGATCTTTCAACTTAGCAATTGCTTGATGGTGTTCTGGGTGTAGAGGGATGTTAAAAGAACTACCATGATGGACAGTTTTCATCGTACCCCAAGAATACTTTTTAGTGTCAACTGTAGCTTCTTCTAACTCAACGTCTTCTTTGTTTAGACGTTGTTTTGCTGCAGCCATACCAGTAGCACGTTTTATGTAACGATCTTTAGCATATTTTGCTTCATCTTTGTCGCCAGACTTTCTAGAATCAGCATTTGCTTTATTGTCATCTTTAGCAGCATTATAGTAATTACCAAGAGTTGGTTTACTTAATTCGGAAACTTCTTCAACTTCTTCTTTCATCTTACCAGTTGGCATACCATTGATTGGTTTCTTTGTTGCCTTATATGCTTTATTCTCAGGTGTTCCTTTGATATATTTCTTATCAGGAACTGGAGCAACTGGAGCATGACTCATCTCTAATAGAGAATCTGCTTGTTCATCAGTAATGTCTATACCAAACTCTTCTTTCATCTTTTTCTTCATGCCTTGTTGAGCAAGAGCACGAGCAGCATCCATAGGAGAGCGATTAGGATTATTCTTCTTTTTAAATGTAGTTGTATATGGACCATCAAAAGGAACATCATTCGTTTTGGTTTCTTCGTTATGAAGTCCGATATAATTGTGGTCATGAACTTTCATTCCACGTTTTTTATAGTAAGAGATAGCAGTATTAATAGCTGTGTCTTTGTCAACGGCAGACACTTTTGCCTTACGCATTTTCTTCTCGTTGCGCTGCGAAACCATCGGATGATTTGGATCAGAAACAGTTACACCGATAACATGCTTACCTTCTTCTATTCTATTCTTGGCAGCTTTAATGCCTTTGTTACGTTGTTCACGCTTATGTGCTGCGTCATCATACTTGTCGGGATCGATCGCATAGGCACGTGACATACGAGTTTGTTGTTTGTTGCGATCCGTTATTGATTTGCCGAGATAAGATTTAAGAGTATCTTTGTTTAGTTCTTCGAGTTCTTTGTGATCGCAATCACATTCGCTTTCTGGCATATCGCATTGTTCACACATCTCTTCTTCTTTTTCTTCTTTGCGAAGTAATTTGAAATCGTGAGCATCGACTTTGCCGTTTTTATTCTTATCAATCTTATGCTGGTTACCCTTTAGCATTTCTGTAAATTTTAACATTATTGTTCTCCGCTTGTTTTTAGTGTTGATGTCAACATCCAGTTATGTTTCTTATGAGCATCGATGCGACCTGCTAGGTAATCCATCAACCCTTGTTCATTCTTTTCTGTAGCAATTTCCACTGCTTTGAAAAGAGATTCTATTACTGCCTGATTGGCTACCTTTAAATCAGCAATCATTGCTTGAGCATCAACTGCCGATGTGTCTTCTATCGTTCTATATTTATCTAATTCAATGAGAGTGTGTGGTGCTTTACCATCACGAGCACGAATTTCTTCTGCAGTTGAATCGATACTTGCATACACTTCTTCATAAATTTTCGCAAAGAAGTCATGCAACATTGGAAATAGAATTCCTTCTACGTTCCAGTGATATCCTTGTGCCTTCAAATACAGCATAAAAGAATCGGCAAGAACCACTTTTAGTTGTTCATTTAATTCATTCATATCAGCAATCCCATGCTCTACGTGACCAATAATTAGCGCTGGTCTTATCAGTTAAATTTCCTTGCCCACCAGATCTAGCGCAGTAACTTTTCTTGCGAGCAGGTATATGTTTTTTAATGCTTAGATTCTTATCGCCAAAGTTTACTTTCTTCGCTTTCCCGTCACCATCTGGATCAACGTATACCTTTGACTTCTTAACATCGCCAGCCATAGGTTTGTTAAGTGAAACAGTCTTACCTTTGTAAGTAGCTTCGTCTAGTAGATATTCTTTAAACGTAATCATTTTGTATATGTGCTATGTGATAGACGTTGTTTTTCGATTTGGCGAACACGTGGTGCAAGTTTCATGGCGATCCTATTTAAGATAGGTTTCATTTTAGCAATACGTTGCTCCAGTCTTTCTTTTTCTGCAACAGAAAGAGTGTTCAATGGCTTTTTAGCCAGACGCAATTTGATTGTTTGGATTGCCAATTTTCTTGCACGTGTATTAATCACAGACTGTGGTGAAGATCTTTTAAGTGCCATCTTTGTTTTGATCATACGCTTAGATTTAGTTCTTGCGAATCTTGTCGCTGCTCTAATTCGTTCAATTCTAGAAAGCACTTCGTTTAGCACACCTTCTGATTCTGATACTACGGTATCAATCTCTTCGCCTGTTTCTTCATCGATAATTGCCAACTCATCATCTTCGTAGGCATCGATAACATCTTCCCAAGTTTGAAACTCATCAACGATAACATCGATATCTTCTTCGCTTAACTCAACTTCTTCCATTGAGAATGCGTCATAACCTTTATGTCTTGTGTTAGTTGGCGCATCGCTACCAACTTTAATCAGACGAGCAGCATGTTTCTTTCCATCTTTACCGATCTTCTGATCAGCTGATTGAAGATATCCTTCATGTAGGTCTGCATCGCAAGTTTTATGTGGACAGCTGTCTACATGACGTTTGAAATTCTTAGCATCTTCATGAGATTTGAATTTGAAAAATGCACCTTTATCAGAGTGACCATCAAATTCACCACCATGTTTCTTAACACCAGCCATTACGTGCTCAGCGTCTTTGTCGTGTGGTTGTTCGCCATATTTGCTACCATCATTAACATGAACGATATGTTCTTCGACTAATTTAACATCTTCTTTCTTCATATCATTATCGAACTGTTTATTTGTCGCCTTAATGATACCTTTGAAACGCTTATTACCTTTTTCGTAATCACCAGCTTTGTCAGCTGCACTTGCATCTGCGCCAGCTTTCTGTTTGTATGATGCGAGTGTTGCTGTTGACAACTCATTCATACCTTTATACTTTGGTTTCTTACCAGCCTTTTTCATAGCGATAGCAATTGCTGCTTGCTGTGCTGGGTTTACTGCTTCGCCAAGTTCATCTCTTGACTTTAAATAATCTGTAACTGATGAGATATAATCTTGTGCCAATGTAATTTTGGATTGAACCCACTCAGGTAAGTTATCATCCATTCCCAGCATATCGATAAGTTCTTGCGCATTTCTACAAACAGTTTGTAGTTGTGTTCTTGCCATTGCGCCTTCGTAATCGTACTCGCCTTTGTCAGTAGATGCTAACGCTTCATCTAGTGCGTTAAGGATATGTTCATATTCTTCTTTATGAACAGTGGCACCTTTAATTTTATTCGCTACGTTCTGAGCATGAGACTGAGAACCATAGGTCTTCCACTTCTTACCATTAATGTGGACTGAATGTGGTTCTGATGGTGTTGATGTAATAGTGTGGCGACGAGCAAACGAACCTCTTGGCGCACCTCTAAATTCATTACCCTCATCGTCACGATAGTTTCCTTTACCATCATGATCGATTTCGTATTCTTTCAGTGATTCTTTTTCACTGGCATGTTTCGTTGACAATGCTTCTTTTTCTTTAGCATGTTTTGCTGCCAATGCAGACTTTGCTACTTGTCTTGTTAAATTTCCTGTATCAGCTTCACCTAAGTGATAGTTGATTTTCTGTTTTCTTAGTTGGTCGTTTTCATCATTGTGTAAACTAGAACCAATCTTAGTCATGTTTCTTTCCAACCAATCTGGAATACCATCTTTGTCTGTATCAATTTCCGTCATCCTACCCTCAGCATCGTAGCTGAGTAACTTATCGTAGTACGCTTCTTTTAATTTTTGAGGCATTAGGTTTGTATCAAACTTAATTCCAACATCAGTTGCCATCTTCAACATGCGTTTTAAGATTTCGTAAGACTCAGCGTTCAATGCTTTGCTCTTAATTTTACGCAGTCCTAGATTGACAATCTGCGCTGGGTTTGCGCTAGACTCAACATTCTCAACACCAAGAGTTGTAGCAATAATTCTTGCTGCTTTAATCTGGTCAGTAGAATTTGATTTGAGTGTTTTATTTGTGAGTTCTTCTTGTACCTGTTCGGCGGGAAGACTTACATCTTTTATCCAACGAGTAAATTTCACATCCGTTCCTTCTTCTGATAGTAGTAGATGATTTGATCCACGCTTAACAACAACGCATTGTTTGTTTTCGGAAACAACAACATCACCAACATTAAAAATCTCTCCACGGAAATACCTTTCACGTAGATCGTCTACAGCAATATTTAATGATTCTTTAACAGGCTCTAGATCGTACGCTTTGCGTATCTCATTCATCAATCTACGAGCATCTAACACTGTTAAAGAGTGGGGAATACCCTTCTTAAATTCATTAAATTTGCCAGCCTTCGCTGCTTCACGCATCTTAGTTCCTGACATACCTGAGGCATTGTCTGAATCTGGATCTCTTTCGCCAGCGGAAACTACTGATACTGTGTCGAACTTAAATTCTGTACCATTGTATTTTTCTAAAATCTTTTTGTATTCGGCAATTCTATCGCTGCCTGCAACCATCACAATGTTTTTATATCTCTTGTTTAATGCTTTCGCAGCTTCAATGAATGTTCTCTCTTGCTCATTGGCTGCTTTGAAATTAGCCCCAGCAAACATGCGCTGGAGGTAGTAAACTTTACGTGAGACAGGTAGGGGATTTTGCTTCTTGTCTTCGGTCTTAGAAGCATATATGACATGGTCAGCACCTTGTGCAGACGCAATTTTTTGAACAGCTTTTACTAGAAGTTCGTGCCCAGTTGTTGGTGGTTGGAACCGACCAAAGGCAAATACTACCTTCTTAGAAGGCAACTCCTTAATTAGTTGTCTATATTTCTTCATTTTACCCATCTATAAATGTTATTACCACTATTATTTAGTGGATTTGTTTTCTTATCTTTGCCAACCCTTAATTATATCGGGAGAAAAATTGGCTCTACTAAACTCTAATCGGTCAACGATTTTAACCGCTCCACCTGTAAGATGATCGATAGCGACAAACCCTTCAGCGCCAGTAACTTTAAAGCCACTTGTTGTCTTTAGAAAAGTGCTTATAGAACCAGCTGTATTCATCTTTGCAATAATCAGCTTCTTGGTTTCAGCCAAAACAGCAGTTATTTGGAACACACCCTCTATAGAAGCACGATCGTTGTTTGCAAAAAACGACATAATTTCTTTGCGTTTTGCTTCTACGCCAGCCTTACCCTTTTCGGTCTTCAGCTTATCCATATCCTTCTGATATTTGTTGTGGATATAATCAAACAATTCAGTGACATACTTCTTAGGATTAGTCATAGTCTCATTCGCACGAACTTTTGTGTTACTAAAAGTCTTAATAAGAACAGAGAGTTCTTGATTGCCAGAGATAGCGTTCAACGTCTTAGCATTAATCTGCTTAAACAATGTTCCTACCTGAGAGAGCATAGTTGTAACTTGCTGGGTTTCTTTGCTGGTGAAAGTAGCAGTGCCAGACAAATCTTTGTAGCTGGCGTCATCCATCCAAACAGAAGATACATTCTTAAACTTGGAAACAATCGGTAGACCGAAAGTTGCTTTCATCGATTCAAAAGAATTGCCAGTATAAGTTGTGTGCCAGACAACACCAATCTTGGCAGAACGAATCTTAGCAGCTAGAGAGCTGTCATAAGGAACAGCATAAACAAGAGTGTTGGGATGGAAGGTTGTATACTTTGTTCCGTCAATCGTTTCTGTTTTAAGATCATCTGTAAACATCAAGTCGCCTTGATAGACACCAGAAGTAATTCCTAACTTTTTAAATTCTGAAAGTGCTAATTTTAATTTAGAAGCCAAGTCGCCTGAAGTATCAGCATCGACATCAGCAGCAGTTTTATACACTTTTGGATTCTTATTGAAGACACCCTTTTTAGCAACAAAGAACTTTCCATCAGTAGGATCGATGCCAGCAAATACAGCTGGTGCGCCATCCCACTTTACCGTAGCAGTAATTTTACTGCCAGAGTTTCCTGCGAGCATATCACGCAAATCTTGTAGGAAGTTTATTGCTTTGCGTACACCCTTTACTCCATCATTGAAGACCAAATCTTCAATGTGTTCCATATGGGTATTTTTCTCTTCAGCAATAAACGATTTTAATTTTAACATTATTTTACCAACTTTATTTGTCCACTTGGAAGAACCAAGTACGCATTAAATCTAACCATCACAAACTTAGATCTTAATTTTAAAAATTCTTTTAGATTATCCATACTGTCATCAAACAACGACACTCTAGAATACTTATTCGTCTTCAAATACTGACTAATGATAATGGCTTTCTTAACAGCTGGAAGATTCGGCAAATTATTAAGAGTCATATTTCCCGCTCTTTCAACATGAACCTTATCGATATCAATTCCATGCTTACGGAAAGTTGATAGAAACTTTTCTCTATTATCAAAGTTCGCTCTAGCAGTAACGATGATAACTTTGTTCTCAGGATTTTTATCTGTAGCAGAAATTAACTTTGTGGCTGCATTCAGCATTTTGCTGATCGGCTCAGATTCTTTGTAGAATTTAGCAGCATCTTTAAATTCTGAAAAGTCGAAAGACTCGCCAGCAGCAAGTTTGTATGTATTAAATTCTTGATTGGTAAGTTTCTTAATTTTCTTACCATCTTTGACAACAGCGATTTGGGCGGTCGTATGGAAGAGGGTGTCGTCAATATCGAATATGGAGAGACGACCCAGTTTTTCTTCTTCTTTTAGTAGATATTCTTTTAACTTCATACCTTTATTATACCCTATTTCCAAATTAATGTCAAGCACTTTATTTAATACCCCTACTGCTGGTAGGGTTATTGTAGGATGGTGTACAGACACGCTCCAGTAGTTATCTTTTTAGAACTAAAATAGCAGTAAGTCATAACTTCCTCAAACTGCTTGGTGTTTTTTGGCAACCCAACAACAGCATAGAGGTAAGATATAATATTGGCAAATCTGTCTTTTGTCAAACTGTCGGCAGTTTTGAATAGTTGTTCTGCGTGTTTAAAATCTTTAATGGTATTAGAAAGTCTAGGATATTTCCCGAATATTATTTTCAATTCTTCAAGAGCTTTCTTCTGTTGTGCTGCCGTAACACCAACACCACTTCTTAACTCATAACCAAACTTTTCTTTAATGTATGGTCCAAAAGTTTTAGCATCTACTGCGCCGAGTTGATACCCTGCGCCAATAAACCTTCCTTCTAATGACACATTCAATGTTGTTGCGGATGCTTTAAAACCACAACGAACTGCGAAACCAGATTTAGTTTGAACAATAAAATTAGCATACGTATCTGATAAGTCTACCTTCTCGAACTTAAAATCATATTCTAATTTTTGATTCATTTGTGATGATGCATCGATAACATTAAACTCTGCTTCTGCATTAGAAACTTGTTTTAAAGATATAGGATATACCTCACCTTTCTTATACGCATTGGCGATACTTGTATTCAATTCATCTAACGAGTTTGCGTTTGTAATTTTTTTCATGTCGAATGTTTTCTTAATCATCCAGACATCGGCAGGATTCCAATTATCGTTTGACTTTTTGGATAGTTCTCGAGCAAGTTTATAGACAGCTTCAGTTTTGTTTTTACCTTGGCGTTCGTATTCAAACCCCTTACCTTTTATCTTTTTCTTCAATGTCTTAGTTTGCTTCAAAGAACTTTCGTAGTAAACACTACTGAATTTTGAACCATTAGATCCCAACTTCTTTATTACCGCATCTTCAGACAACACTTTACCACGCTCGACCATCTCTTCGAACATGTACATACTAATTAGTTCTTTTATCTCTGTCAATAAACCAGTGTCGCTTTTAGAATTTTCACTATAATGGTTGAACAATCCATCAATTGAACTTGCTGATCCACTGAAAAGAATAATTTTATTGTTCTTATCCTTCATGTAAATCACATCTTTACCAGGAGCAAGAATAATACTCTTTGCTACTTTAAGTGTCTTTAGATTTTGTCTAACGATAGAAAACACAGTTTGGCCAGGAGTAAATCCTGACTTTGTTAAAATGCTTTTTGTTGATGCAGAAATTTTGTCGGCTTCTTTTAGGACAACTTTGTGTCCTTCACCATATTTCGTTGATCCAGTAATAGAAGCCATTATACCACTCTCTTATAATTATTGTTTGAGTCTACGTTGTGTTCGCATTTTTCGTTCATATTTTCTATCCCACTTTGCTATCTGTTGAACAAGTTTTGGGAGAGCTTCGTTATTACGAAAATCGCGATTAAATGTTCTCATTATATATCCGAATGTTTGAGAGTCAGATTTTCTTTTACATCGTTCTAATAAAACTGGAACAGGTATATTCGGTCTCCTAGTTTTAAAGTCTAGGTAAACACAATGAGCATACGCTTGTATTTCATCAAACTCAGAAAGATATTTTCTCTCGTCATCTTTCTTTTTTGACCCCACCTTCTTATATGGAACAACATAACCAGACCATTCATCGCCACGTCTATCATACTGCATAAAATGGATTATCTCATGCATCTCAGTTTGGATTATTTTGTACTTAAATGCATCCCATGTTTTTTCAGTAAATGGAAACTTATCGAATCCACCCTTGGCATAAATGATAAGACAGCATTGTCTAAATTCCATATCATATTCGCCACCCACAGCAACATGAGTATCAAATACTTTCCTCTTAGATAGTTCGGGTTTCCATTCTATCTTTGTTCTCCACTTTTTAACATAGTTAGAAAGTCCATCAGAATTATTGCGATACAGGTCTAAGTCATTCCACACTTTTGATGGAATGAACTTGGCTCTGAAAGGACGCTTATTAAAATTCAATAAGGTTATCCAGTCGAAATTTAACTCCTGTAAGAAGCGCATTCGAGTTTCCTATGTGAAAATGGAGGGTTAGTCCCTCCATTATTTAGTTATCGTAAGAGCCAGTCTTTAGCCAAAAAACTCATCCAAAACAGCAACATTGGCAACCTCGAAGTGGTCTTCCCAGAGTTTGTTCCCTGTAGAGACTGCCTTCGGCGAAGTAGCCAAAGAACCTATTTCGTTCTTCGCATAATAGCCAGCATCTTTACCCATTGCAAGATCAATATATTGCTGAGCGATAGTTTTGCGGTCGAATAATTTGAGGACTTCATAGTTGTTCTGCACAATCTGCTCATATTTCTCTTGACTGATGTTTAGGTATTTGTTGATATAATCGCCGAACTGTTTCGGTGTTGCATCGGCAGGAATCATCAAATAGTTTTCATCAACTTTAAACAATGTTCCATTACCATGCTCATAATCTGATACTCCCAAATTTCGAGCAATTGGTACAACACCAACACGCATAGCATCAACAATAACACGATTAAAGTGTTCACCATATGTAGTTGTCCATGATGTATCAATCAAAAACTTTGAGTTGTTCAAAATAGAGTCACGTTTTCCCTCAGTGATAAAACCAACGTATGCCATATTTCCTGTAGCCATCGCATTGTCCCAGATCTTTTTTCCCACCATATCATCGGTAGCGTTAGAATCTTTCTCTTTGGTACAATGATATTCAGGTTTACATTTATCAGGCGATGTCATATACGCACGTTCCATACCATCACCAGCAACAATCACTTTACCATTAATATATGGGATAGCATAGACAAGATCGTCAACACGTTTCCAACGCTTGAATGTCTGTAGAGAAAGTATAACATCTTTGCGATTTTCCCAAAGACCTGGAGTTGGAATCTCTGAAAGATCTTGTGGGTTGAGAAGCATATTTCTTGGAACTGGCATAAAGTCAGCTGATTTATATGCAGCAGGATGGACACATGCGATGCCAGAAAACTTATGACTAAACTTATGAATCCAGCTGTATAGTTTCTTTAGGTTACCATCATGAACAATGACAACTTGTTTTGCGTTGACATCTTCAATCATTGGAATCCAGTCAGTATACTTCTCTGTTTCAGCATTTTTAAAACCAAAAACAGATTGCCAAATAACGATGTCATGTTTGTTCGCATCTTCTACAAACTTTTTAATACTATCATTATTTTTTAAAGAATAGTATGGAGCGATCCACCCCTTACCTTGATGCACTGGATAGCCTGTACCTGCTCCCATAACATATCCCTCGGGACACGTGGAAACATCGACAGGTTTTGGTGCAGTATGAGTTGGTTTAATGTATGCAAAAGTAACCTCATGACCTAAGTCTTTAAGACCAGCAATCAGTTGTTCATTGTGATTAATAATACCACCGAAATTATTAAACACATGCATTGGAATAAAAATTTTCACAGGTCCATCTCCATTAAATTTTG